CGCTGGTCGTCCAACAACTGCTGAAGCTGAATCTGCCGCCGCCGCTAAGAAGGTAGAAGCCGAAGCTACTGCCAGAAATCGTGTTGAACAGACCAAAGACGTCAAAGATTCTGCTAAAGCCGCTATGTCGTTGATTCCTTTGTATGACAGGGCTGACAAACTGTTGAAGACCAAAGGCATTGAGACTGCTTTAGGTGTGCTTGAGAAGCCTGACTTCTTGGCTCAGATTGGTATTATTGCTGATGAAGGCATCCGTGTTGGCCCATATGCCATCAACGCGCCTAGTGTTCGCAAAATTGTTACAAACTTTGCCCAAGATCAAAACGTGATCAATGCTCTTACTGAGCTGGGTCAAGTTGAAGCAATGTGGCAGTTTACTCAGCGTAAGGGTTTGGGTTCTGGAACGTCTGTGTCTAACTTTGAACAGCAAATGGTCAACGCGATGGGGCCTAACTTCAAAGATCCCAAAGACGCCTACGTCAAGAAACTTCAGTTTATGCGCGAGAAGGCTAACTTTGAGCAGAAGCTTGGTCAAGAGCTGTTCCGCACTGGTAAGCAGTACGAAGACTATGTAAACAGTCCAGACTTTGATCGTATTTTTGGTGACTACAGAACACGCTTAGAACGCATCGGCGAAGTTAAGGTGTCGCCAAGGCTTGGAGGCCCTGTTAACCCAGCGGCTGGTGATGCTTTGCGTAAACAGATTGGAGCTCCATAATGGCTGAACCACAAAAACCAATGGCGTTTCTTGAGACTCTTAACGAGACGCAACGAAAATTTGCAGACGAGATTATTGAAAAGTCTAAGATGAAGGGCATGGATCCTAACCTTGGCTTGGCTTTGGTCTATCGAGAGAGCAAGTTTGACCCTAACGCTGTTGGAACTAGTGGTGAGATTGGTCTGTGGCAAGTCTTGCCTAATACTGGCAAGCTGATGAATTACACAGAGAAGGATCTTAAGATCCCGTCTAAAAATATTGATGCTGGGTTGCAGTATTTAAATCAAAACTTAATTAAGTTTAATGATCCGTATTTGGCTGTTGCTGGGTACAACGCTGGCCCTGACCATCCGTACTTTGCAGACCCTAAGATTCCTTTGCCTGAGAGCACAATCAACTACGTCAGAGACATTCAAAATCTTGGTGGGTTTACTGAATCGCCAAAAGAAGCTAGTGCCGATCAGGCTCCCCCTCCTCCACTAGAGTCTGCGTCAGAGGAAGACCTGCGCAAGCAGAAAGCCGCCATGATTGGTGGACTAGGTGGGTTTGGTGCGGGTGCGGTTCAAACCATGCTTGGTGGGGCTACTCCTCAAGGGGGAGGTGTGACGACGAATGCGCAGACCCCCGGCGGTAAGTACGCCGCCAAGACAGGTTATGGATTAGGTGAAGGATCTACTAGAGAAGCAATTGAGCGTTACAAAAAGTATGCTCCACAACCCTTGGGTGAACAAATGTTTGCTGGTGATCCAAAGAAAAGCTCCATGGGCGCTGGCCCACGGAACTTGCCCACGGTGCCCGGCACTATTGCCCCGCTCTCTATCAACAGACAGGTTCCCACCCCTCCTCCAACCCCTATGCTTCAGAACATTCGTCAAGGCGCGCAAGCTGTTGGAAACGTGATGGGGAAAATCCCCGTGGTGCCAGCCACTCTGGGCGGAGCCTCCACAGGCTTCCAAGGTCAAGAGGCATTTAATCGCTACCAAAAGGGTGACATGACTGGCGCTACCGTTGCTGGTATGGGCGCTCTAGGAGGGCTTGCATCGATGGTTCCTCACCCAGCCACCAGAGCACTCGGTGCGGCGGCTTCTACGGTCTCTCCTGCGGCTCTAGCGGTACTTGATAAGATGCGTACAATGAACCAACAACCCAAGGTTCCCGCTACGCCTGAAGAGATGAGAAACGCACAAAGACCAGCGTTTATGTTCCCTAGACCTTAATTGCCTTACAAGTGACTTTAGGTGCAGTTGCCACTTGTTTTAGCCCCCCTAATACGGGGGCTTTTTTTTACACTGGCTCGGTGTGTAGGGTGTCGTTTTTGCCGCGAGTACTAGCCCAATACTGTTTAGCAAAGACCTGCCCAGTCCCTTCGTATGGCGTGCCTGCAAAGTGATTAGGTATGAAGTAGTGGCTGGGGTAGATGGTCAGGGGGTACTTGGTCTTGTTCCAAGTGTCTGTAAGAGCTTGAGGCCCCGTTGACTGCCAAGCTCTTACGTTAGTCACCGTTGGCTTTTCCTTGATGTCCTGAATGAGTTGCTCAAAAAATGGGGACTTTGGCGTGCACCCTATGCAGTTCAGACTAACCAAACCTTGCCTTAATGTTTCGCTCTCCCACACAGCAATATCAGATGGCTCTAGGAGCCAATCTTCAAGGGGTCTGACACAGTAAGAATCAGCGTCTAGGGCTATCCCCCCATGAGCGTGGATGATCTCGTAGCGCATCATGTCTGCCACGCCTGCAAGCTCTTTTGGGTACATCTCAGCCATGTGTTTGACATTAGCCCACTTGCTCTTCTCGTACTCTTTGTTGCCCCACACGTAGACCTTGTACGAGGGGTTAAGCTTTTTCCAAGTGTTGATGCAGTTATCTGGTCGCTTAGATTCGTCACCTATCCAAACGAAATGCAACATCTTTGGAATCATGCGTTACCAGCAGGGGTGCAGAGCATGAACATGATCTCTTTGCGCTCGTACTCTACGTCATCCATAGCGGCGTCATATCCATGCTCTAAAACCAACGAGAACAGCTTGGCTTTGTAAGCCTGTTCGGACTTACAGCCTTTTTCAAAGCACTTGGTAAACCGCTCTATGGCGTCCCAATCAGCTTCTAATTTGCCATTCTCATCAATTTTCATCAAGATCATGTTCAAAACGCTTGGAGTCCACAAGGTCGTCAAACTTGTGGCATTCCGTGCGATCTCGTGGGTCGATTCGCCATTCTAACTTTTTAGCAAAGTCTCGTACAGCGTAGTACCTTTGAGAGTCTTCAGACCATCCCTTGAGGGCATCTATGAAGGATGGTAGCTGTGACGGCTTCCACCCTTCTCCAAATAGCTCAGTGACAAAGTCTTTGGGCGTCATAGATTCTCGCGATACTCACCAAGGGCGCGAGCCACGTTGGTGTTTAACGTGTTGACAAACTTGATGCACATGTCTCGTTCGGTTTTAACAATAGCAGGCATAGCCGCCATGATGAAGCCGTCAGCAAGCTTCACGAGGTCTTCCTCAAGGAAGTTGTAGTTCTCCTCAAGGTAGATGTTGCGAAAGGCTTCTTTGATTTGGTCTTTGTCAATGTATGGGTTCATGCTGTTTCCTTCAACGCGGCTAACTTAGCCTTTTTCTTTGCGTAGTATTTTTTGCCGTATGCACTTCGTTTTGCTCTCTTTTCTTCTTCTTGTCTTTTCTCTTTGATAAAAGAGACAAGCAATGGCCCACGCTTTTCTGGATCATCCCATGTGCCTTCATCTTTCATCTGTTGCACTTTTTCTTTAGGAATGGTCATTTGTGCTCTTGCTCTTGCAAGTAGTTCCATTTTACTGACTCGCTCAATGATCAGATCGTTGATTTCCCGCAACATGGTGAGTTGCTGTTGCATCTTCTTCATCTCATCTTTAGCGCCAAAGTACATTCTCTGCAACTGACTATTTGTTGCTTGTAATCCTGCAATTTTTGAAATATCTGAGTTGCCCATGTCTACTTGCAATTTAGCAACGTGTTTAACAACATTTTCAATTTGAGTTGTATTGCGAATAATACGGTCGTTGATTTCGTTTTTTGCTTTGGTTGTTATAAACATGATTTGTCCTTACGTGTGTTTGTTTTTAGCTTGCCAGTACTTGAGGAGGTGGTAGAACATCTCCTCCCCGCGTTCGAGGTCTTCTTCTGACCATTCTTTGGTGACCACGAGGCCGGGCTCCGTGACCGACACAAAAACATTCGCACACCTTGCTTTTGGTAGGTTTAACCCAAGCCTGTAGGCGGCTAGTTGCATAAGGTGCTCGTCGTACGTATCTACCTTTTTGGGGTCTGTGAACTCCTTTGTCTTGAAGTCGATCACTATTCCATCGCCGTCTGTGGTGCACAGGTCTAGCTTCCCACCGAAGCCTAGTTCGCAGGCAAAAGACTTTTCTGAGATCCACGTAGGCTCTCCGAATAGCTTCTTGACCTCTTCTCCTACACCTAATTGGTACTCAACCATGTTGGCGACCATCACGCCTTCGTACCAGCTCTCTAAAGCGGTATGAACCTCTGTACCCCTTTGAGCGGCGGCACGAGCGTGTTCCTTGGAGTCTTTGATGACTCGTTGGACGTATAGCTCTTCAGCCTCATCTGGTGCCCTTGGGAGGGTCATAGAGGCGAGCATCATTTGGTTGAGCTTCCAAGCCTCGAGACCCGGCTTTGCGGCGCAACCTATGATCGTTGTGACCGACGGTACAAGGTTCAGCTTGCGTGCGTCAGCCAGTGTGGTGTTGCGTGGGTTGCCGTTCTTAGCTTCCACGGTGTATTTCGGTGCACCTTCTCGGGTGTACCAGTGAGAAGACTCACTTGCTCGTACTGTTATTGTCATTTGATTCCTTGCTGATGATGTAAACAGTTTGTTTACGACCTGTCCTTGACGATACTCGTTGTCCAAGCACAATAATCTTGCGTTTTCTTCTTAGGGGCGCAAACCTTGGTTGAATGCTGTGAACCCTTCTGTGCGGCAAAAGGGCTATCACTTCGTCATAAATGCATCCATTTGGATACATGCTAATTGCCCAACAAACTTCGGCTTCGACCTTGTCAATGTTTAAAAACAAAGCCGCTGTGTGGCTTGTCAAAGGGTCTGATCGCCTTGCCTTGGGTTCGCCACTACTCTTACGAGGGGGGTCGCCAAACAAGTCCATGGTTCTATCGTCCATCATCCCAACCTCCATTCACGCTCAGGGCGTCCAGAGTCAGAGTTAACCTTCCTACCAGTCAGCTCAACAAGCCCCTGACGAGCCAAGATTGGCAATGCCCTAGAGCACTGATTGACATCTAACCCAGTCTTGCGGGAGATGCCATCTTTTCCTAACGCACCAAACGTGCGAAGGCAGTCCAAGATCAATCCGTGGTGCGTATGGTCAGACATGATCAGAAGGGAAGATCGTCTTCCATGTCATCAAAGCCGCTAGAAGGGGCTTTAACGGGCTGTGGAGCGGGTTTCTTGCCTTGGAGAGCCTGCCACTCAGGGGAAGCCTCAATCATCGCCTTGAGCCCCTTGCCAAAGGTCTCGTACATCTCAAAGTCAGGCTCGGATATGCGGAACACTTGGTTAGGGTTGATGGCTTGGGGAAGACCTGCGGTCTTGATGACCGAAGGAACAGGGGCTACGCCCTTGACGTTGGAGTACATCTTGCCGTTCTTGCCGGGTCTCGGAATCACCGTCAACATGCACCACGCTCCGAGGATGCTCTGGATGTCAAAGCGCCTCATCTCTGTGTCTGTGAAGGGCTTATTACGCCAGTTCTGTAGGTCAATCCGAAGGTTTGCCTTCTCTGACCAGCTCAGCGTGTAGTTCTTGAAGATGGCAAGGGGGTCGCCACGCTCTGTGACCAGCTCGTTGCCGTCGTCGTCTTTGCCGTGAAGCTCCCAACCAAGCATGATCTTGCGCTGAAGCTTCTCTATGCCATCGTACTCAGAACGCTGGGTTCCAATGTCAATGATGCGGTAGCAACGCCCAAGGTGAAGACCTGCTGGTACTTGCTTAAAGTCGCCTGTTGGCGCTGTGTTTTCTACAAAAAAGCTCATGATTTTTCCTTAAATATTTCATTAAATTGTCGAGTAAATTGGTCAATAAATTCGTCTAAGTTTGGTGCTGTTTTGGTTGCTTCCTCAAGTAAATATTGTGTGTATTCCTGCTGTGCAACAGGGTCTGCTTTCCATTGTTCATACTCTCCGTGCGTAGCCATGGTGATCACTCCCAGTCTCCAAAGAACAAAGCCGCGCCCACGTAGTCAGGAAGGCGTGAGCCACCGCTGTAGATGTGGTTGATGTCCACGTTGTCGTTCATGCCACTGGCTATGCCCATGAAGTAGTGAAGCTGTTCTGTGTGCCAATCAAGCACCATCAGGATGCCAATGCGACCTTTACTGGTGTCGTACCAGAGGACGTCTTGTAAGTTCATTAGGGTCTCCAGATAAAAATATCAAGGGCAAGGATCACTGCGCCAATGGCGAACAGGATCACGTTGATGCGCATAGTTCGGAATTCTTTGTCAGTCATGTCAAACCCCTTGCGCCGTCCATTCTGTCCATGGTTTTTTGGCATAACCGTGCCCATTCTTCGGTTTTAAATGCATAAGAGATGCGTTCATTACCAATTTGTTTAAAGACTAACCATCCTGTGGTCGTCCTAGCCAATAGCCATGCAGTCATGCTTCCCTCGCTTTCAGCATTGCGTCTGCTAATTCGTATGCATTGTCTGCAAGTAAATCCATTATTCCTTTGTCAAAAGAACCGCGACCATCTTCCATTCTTATATCGTGATCTGGACAATCTGGGTGGTAGTAGTCCTGCATCCAATACTTGTATAAAATTGGTAAAGCCTTTGCCGCAAAGTAGTCACGCAAGGTCATGCCTTCAAATTTTTCTTTGTAGTTATTTTCATGTGGGAATGCGTACTCTTTTTTCATCACATCTCCAATGCAAAAAGGACTGTGAACAACACCATCAGGAAGATGATGTAGGCAACGAAACCAAGGACTTTGCGCTCTGAGAACTCAGACTCAATGCCAAGCAAAGCCATCTGAATAATTTCAGCATCATGGCTCATGTGGTTCTCTGGGGGAGGGCTGTACATACAGCCAATGCGAAGACCAGACTTGGTCGTGTAGGGAAGGTGTTTTTCCAATTGATTCTCCTTAACCGCCGTATCGGCGTGCACGAATCTTAACACGCAGTTAAAAACGATGGCAATACATTCCCGAGTGAAACGTGGGGTTTCTTTTAATTTAAAGTTAATGTATACTTGCCGACAAGGAAGAACAATGATGACATTGCAAGAGTATTTCAAGACGGAGCCGTTGGGCGCAAGAGGTGAGATGGCAGAGTATTTGGGCATCAGCTTGACATGGATGTCACTGCTCATCCACGAGCGCAGAACTGCGTCTGCCGCGTTGGCGGTTAAGATTGAAAAAGCAACACAAGGTTTGGTCACAAGAAAAGACTTGCGTCCTGATTTGTTTTTCGTGTAGAGTTTGAGGCACGGCTAGGTTCTGGGTAGCTCCCTAAACCGAAAAGCGATCCATCCCCGCCTGCCGCTGTTTCTTTTGGGATGTGTTATTGGGATCGGTATGCACTACTTTCAATTCAATATTGCCGACTATCGGTCGGCGACTACTCATTTGTCCAACGATGAGGATCTTGCTTATCGCAGGCTCTTGGACATGTACTACGACTCTGAACAAAAGATCCCATTGGATACCCAGTGGGTTGCCAGACGGTTGCGCATGGACACCCAAGTGGTCGAGGCTGTACTGGTTGACATGTTTGAGAAGCAAGAAGATGGTTGGTTTCACGCCAGATGTGAAGAAGTTATTCAGCAATACAAGGAGTTTGCTGAGGCTGGAAAGCGTGGGGCGGCTAAGAGGTGGGGTAACAAGGGTGTAACACCCCCTAATGGGGAGGCTAATAGCCCCCCTACTCCACCCCCAATAGCAACTAATAACTATAAACCAATAACTAGTATTACAGTATCTAAAGATACTGTTCGTCCGCCAACAGGCGAACCTGACGAAAAAGCGAATCAGAAGTTACCCGGCTGTGACCACAAGGGTGTCTTGGCTATGTACCACTCAACCTTGCCAAACCTCCCTGCTGTCGAGATCTGGAACGACACTCGTGCTGGCTACCTCAGACAAAGGTGGAGGGAGGTTGCGCTGGACTTGTCCAAAGACGGAGCTGTCACCCACGCTGACGTGCTTGCTTGGTGGAAGCAGTTCTTTGAGCACATCAAGGGATCTAAGTTCCTGACTGGTAAAACCCAGCAAAAGGACAGACCACCGTTCTTGGCTGACCTTGAGTGGGTCATCAAGCCAACCAACTTCGCAAAAATCATTGAAGGCAAATACCACAGGGATTGATCATGGCACTGAAAAACTTTACAAAATTTACCAAACACGAAGCTGTCGATGACGGCCCTAACACTCTCGACTGCTTTGCCAATGGTTGCCGTATGGCTGGTGGCATCTCCACTGGTGGCAACTGGGTCTGTGCCTACCACCATCAGTCCACCTCGGATCAGTGGCCTCGAGTGACAGAAGCCTTACGAGACGCAGAAGACGTCCGTGTTGCGATCACCGAGGTCATGAAGATTGACATGATCTCTTGGGGATCAGCGGTCAATGGTTACCCACCAAAGTGGCAAGAGTTTGCCGCCCTGTTTGACCACAAGCCTGACTTACAGCCCACAGAGCACGAGAAGATCCGTAAGACCAAGTACGAGTACCGCCTGCGCAATGAGCTGGCTATCCTTGCAGGTTTAGCAAAGAGGAAGGTATGACCAAGCATGAAGCCCAAAAAATCCTTGACGAGATCCGCGGTGGGGTTGGTCATGCCTACACCGAGGCTTGCACCCTCGAATGTCTCAATCTCACAGGAGACCTTGGAGCACATGAGACAGTGCGAAGCTCGGGAGTGGATGAGCAGGTACGAGAGGAAGGCTATCGAGCGAGGCTCCGCCAGCGCGCAATCATGGTGGCAAGGAGTAAAGAATGACATCGCTAAACGAAGAGGGCAATCAGCCTGTGACGACCTTGTCCAACGAATGCAAAACGAGCGTACTGCGCGTCGAGCTAGACTTCCCACCAGCGGAGCTTTTCCCGAATCGAGCGAAGGGGACTCACTGGGGAAAGCTGTACAAGATTCGATCCGACTACCGAGAGGGAAGCACGTGGTTGGCAAAGCACCAGATCAAGGGGTGGAAACACCATGGTGGACTGATTAAGCTCACCATCACCTTTGACATGCCTGACAAGCGAAAGCGTGATGCGGACAACTGCCTTGCCGCGGCTAAGGGAGCCTTGGACGGTCTGGCTGATGCGCTGTTTGTGAATGACCAGCTCTTTCAACCGATCCTGATTTTCAGGGTTGAGGGTAAGAAGCCGGGTCGACTTATCGTTGAACTTGAGGAGATGACATGAGCAAGCTTATTGACCCTAACGAAGCAGTCGATTTCATGATTGCCAACTCAGCCAAGTATGCCGAGGCAGAGGCAACTAAGGTGTACATGGAGGAGCTACGCAAGACCATCAAGGCAGAGGAGATGAAGAACGCGGAAGCCCATGGAAACGGTGAGTACAAGACCGCCGCCATGCAGGAGCGAGAAGCCTACGCCTCCCCACGCTACAAAGAGCACCTACAAGCCCTCAGACAAGCCGTACAGGAGCGCGAACGCCTTCGGTGGCTCCTCATAGCCTGTCAGGAAAGAATCGCAGTATGGCGCTCTATGGAAGCCAGCAACCGCCACGTCGAGAAGGCTACGTTATGAGACGCCCCTTTAAGAAACCCCCTGAATTTAATGAACATATGTGGGCTTTACTTGATGAGTTTTACAAGCGCGGAGTTACCAGAAAACAAATGAAAGAAATTGTTGATACTTGGTGGAAAGTTTCTGATGCGCTTGGGAAAATCAAGTCATGAACAACAACCTAACCGCCAAAGAGAAAGCCTACGTCGGGCTGGTTAAGGAGCTCCCGTGCTCCGTGTGCGACCAAGAGGGGCCAAGCGACGCGCACCACGTCAAACAGCATAGGCAGTACACCGTCGTGGCTCTGTGCAAGTCCTGCCACCAAGGGAGCAAGATGGGCTGGCACGGCGAGCGTAGGGCGTGGGCGATAGCCAAGATGGAGGAGATCGACGCCCTGAACGTCACGGTGAAACGGGTAATGGAGCTTTTATTGAAGGGTTAGGGTAAGCACCTACAAATTCTTTTTAAAAAAGATCACACAAGCGCTTTAACTTGATGTTAAGATGCATCCACGCCAATCGGGCGTTTACTTGAAAGACAAACATCATGACAACAGCAACATTGATCCAAACAGAAGCTCTGATCTCCACAATCACTTCTGACATCGACGCACTCTACGTGCTCGACCAACAAGCCAAAGCATTGGCTGACCAAGTCAAGGCAATGAAAGAAGCCATCGCCAACAAGTACGGTGAAGGCGAGCACAAGGGCGAGTTGCACAGCGTGTCTGTCAAGCTCATTGAAGTCTCAGGCACCGTTGACTACAAAAAGCTTTGCGTGTCCTACGGCATCACTGACGATGTGTTGGCTACCTTCCGCAAAGAAGGTCGTGCTGACATCCGCGTGTCACCAGCTAAGTAAGGAGATCGACATGAGCAACGCATACGAATCTTATCTGGCTGACTGGCAAGCCAAGAACCCTAACTTGGTCAAGCCAGAGAAACCCCTCTCTCGCCCTGACATGACTGGCGCAGAGCCAATCGTTGGCAACCGTGTATGGGACAACAGAAGCAAATGCTTCCAACTGGCTGATGGTCGCGTTCTGGAAATTGGACAGACGACCAACTGGATGGACATCTACGCTGTCTTCCCCAGCCTTGACGCATGGAACTCTTTTGCACAACCCCTCTCATTCAACGAATATTGGAACGGATAAATCATGACAAACGAAATCGAAACATCATTCAACACGGAGGCAGAGGTGCGCATCAGCGCTGACCAATACGAGGGGGGCGTCTGGCTCTCCTTGCAAGGTCGCCGCTCAATGATGAGCGTCCCAATGACTCGCGCTGAAGCTGAGCAACTGCTGGTCAACCTGCAACTCGTGCTTGCAAAAGAGGTGGCTTGATGTACGACAGCGTCACATGGGGTCGTGTAGTCCCTGCAAACTACTCTTGGAACTTCCTGTCAGAAGATCAACTGTTGGACAACATGCAAAGAATTTGGGACAAACCAGCCAATTGCGCGATGTCTCACCTCAAAGCTGGCATATCTCAACTTGAGATTCGCGGCATTCTGACAAGCGAAGAGGCGGCTTCTTGCCTCAAAGAAACACTGAGATTGAGAGCCAAAGCAAAGCGGGAGGAGTTAGCATGAACGAGACCATCATGAGTGACTACATCAAAGGATTTAACGCAGGGGTTGACTGCGTCCTGACCGAAATTAAACGCCTCGAGAAAACAGGGGCTGTAAGCCTCGATCAGCTACTCAAGCACCTTGACCCTCAACTCGACCAGAAAACGGCTCAAACGTCCGATAAAGGGGCTTCATGAAGCTTTCTTTGATCAAGAGCGTACGGGTTACGCTTCGCGAAATACCTGATGGCATAACCTTAGAGGAGCTGTCTGAGTTGCTAAACAGACCAAAGAGCAACGTCAGGAAGGTGTTAAAAGCCATGCCAGACGTGTACATTGACAGGTGGGAAGTCGCACCAAGGGGGCAGTACAAAGCCGTATGGTGTGCCTGCATCCCACCAACAGATTGTCCAAGACCAGACGGGAGAACAGATGACTGAACCTAAGCTAAAAGTAGTATTTCAAGAGGGTTGCTTTGACGACTTTGATGGCACACCAGACGAGCTGGCTGAGATGATTGCCGAGCTACACCGAATGGCGGCAGACGGAACCATCATGGACGACGCCACGCCGTTGGATGACGACCAGATCGAGGAGCTCAATGAGGCTCGAAGCAGACGGGAGCAGAGGCAATGAAAGACAGCGGCACGTTTAGCGTATTAGGTAGCAACAATTTTGCAGTAGCCCCTCAAAAAGATTTTACAAGGTGGGTAGGCCGACAAAGGCTGATGTGTTGGAAATGTCAGAAAGATAAGCTCCGCTACGGGGGTGAAGAGAAAATGATGGGTGGTGGGGTTACCACTGGTATGCGCAGATTTATTTGCAATGATTGTGTTGAAGCCAAAATTAAAGAGAAAAAATGAGCGAAGCACAACTAAACATCTGGGAAAAGGCGTTGGGCTGGCGCAAAAGGCAGATGATTGAACGCCAGCTTGACCCCATCACAAGCAAGATCAGGAACGACACCTTGGAAGAGGTAGCAAAGGAAGTGAACAACTTCAAAGCCTTTGAGAAGGTCACCATGGACAGCTTTGCGGCTTACATACGAGGTATGAAGCGGTGAGGGTGGCAATAGTCCAATACGACAACCGAAGTGATCAAGACTTAGGGGCTATGGGTGACCTGATAAAGATAAACGCTGACTACGCAAAGAAGCATGGTTACTCACATACGTTTGACCGTGCTGTATACGAACTGCCCCCGTACTGGATAAAAGTTTTAATCGTGCTTGACGCTCTCAATCAAGGTTTTGATATTGTCCTATGGATTGACTCTGATGCGGTGGTGCATGACAGAGAACGAAAGATTGAAACCTTTTTTGAGGGGGATGAGCTTTTTGTATATTCAAGTGACTGCGGGACGTGGCCTGAAGTTTTTAATGCAGGCATCTTTTTTGTAAAGCAAAAAGGAAAATATCTTATTGAAGAATGGAAGGCGTTGTACGACGAGAACATGTGGTTCAAGGAGCCTGAATATTGGAGACACTGCGTAGGAAGGTGGGCAGGCGAAGCCTTTGAGCAGGGCTCGTTTATAGATAATATAATTCCAAAGCACGAAAAGGTTTTGAAAAAGATTGACTGGAGAATCATTCAAACCCCGTACCCAATAGACGAATCATTCATCGTACATTTTGCTGGTCAATTCAGATCAAACTCAGGAATGTACAGTCACCTACATCAAATGCCACCAACCAAAAAACTAGGAACAAAACCCATGTCCAGAAGAGTAGCAATTGTCAGCCCGTCCTATGACGGCAAAATCGTGTGTGACCATGCCATTGCATTGGTGACCATCTTCCAAAGAGCGGCGGCAGAGCGTCCTGACCTGCACCTAAGCCTGCAATACTGGATGGGTGAAGCTCTGCTACAAAAAGCCAGAAACAACTTGTTCTGCGACGCTTATGACAATGGGGTAGACGACATAGTGTTCTTAGACGTGGATCAAGGTTTTGATGCGCAGGCGTTCTTTGATGTGATTGACCACCCTGTAGACGTGGTAGGTATTACGGCAAGGATGAAGACAGACGACGAGCGCTACACACATCGCCCAGAAGACCCCAAGAAGCACCGTTGGAACCAAGAGCTGAAGCTGTTAGAGGTGGAATTTCTAGCTACGGGGTTTTTGCGCCTAAGCAGGAAAGCCATGAAAGCCTTGTACGACGCATCAACCCCGTACCATGACGGAAAAGATAGAAGACTTATCTGTGACGTGCAGATCATCAACGGCGGAATGATCTCTGAGGACGTCCAAATTGGTAAGAAGCTCAAGGAGGCTGGACTGCAAAGCTATTTGGACATCAGGCACACCTGTACACACTTTGGAGTCAAGAAGTACGAGGGTGACTACCAGTACAAGTATGCTGAGACAGTCCTAGAAGGACTGATGGAGAACCATAAATGACGGAGCAGATCTGGAGACCAAAAGGCAACAAAGACTATTGGGCACAAGCTTGGATAACAGAAAACATTGAAGAGGCTCACAAGCTCATCAAAGACTTACAAGCCGCAGGTCAGGAGCTTGAGTCAAAGCTGAAGTACGCCCAAGCAAAAGCCGAAAGATTAGAAGCACAAAACAAAGAATTCAAGCTCACCATCAAGGACATGGACAGAAGGATCATGAAGGGATTGAAAGACTGACGTTGCACACAAAGACAAAGATCCGTTAAACTTTGCGTTAAAGGAGTCCAGTGATGGCAAAGAAACCAAAGAGTCTTCCCAGCGATGATGTCGCCGACGTGACAGGTGAGCCGCAAACAAGAGAAGTGACAAAGACAAGAGGGAACACCTACACAGAACACATGGGTAACCTCATCTGCATACGCTTAGCAGAAGGAGAGAGCCTGAACAAGATCTGTAAGGAGGAGGGTATGCCAGATAAGGCGACTGTCTTTCGTTGGTTGGGTTCTGAAGCGTCATTCTGCGACAAATACGCACGTGCGCGTGAACTTCAAGCTGAGACGCAGTTCGATGAGCTGATTGACATTGTTGACCAACCGCCTGAGCTGAGCCACGTCATTGGCAAGGATGGTGAGGTGATTGAGATCAAGTTTGACTCTAGCTACGTGGCATGGATGAAGCTCCGGGTTGACACCCGCAAGTGGACAGCCGCACGCATGGCTCCTAAGAAGTACGCTGAGTACAGAGCGCCAGAGGAGAAGGTTGACTCTATGATCGTTGATGGCGAGATCAAGAGCGTCATGGACGTGGCTATCAAGCGCCTTGAGCTGATCAGGATCGCTGAATGAGCGAGGTCATAGAGCAGGACGTTCTGGACATCCTTGCTGACCCACAGATCCGCAAGAGCTTAGGCCCCTACCACGCGATGGCATACGCCAGTAGGGCTAAATGGCTCTCAGGGGCGTTCAATCATCAGAAGCTACCCCAAGGTACATGGTGGTCTATCTGGCTCATGCTGGCTGGTCGTGGAGCAGGCAAGACCCGAACCGCGGCTGAACAGCTTTGGTGGTGGGCATGGGAGAACCCCGGCACCCGCTGGCTGGTCTCCGCCCCTACTTCTATGGACGTCAGGGGTACGTGCTTTGAGGGTGAGTCAGGACTCATGGCTGTGATCCCCGACATCCTGATCAGGGACTACAACAAAGCCCTGCACGAGATCGTCCTGATCAATGGGAGCCTGATCAAAGGGATCTCAGCCTCTGAGCCTGATCGTTTCCGTGGTGGGCAGTACCATGGTGCATGGCTGGATGAGCTGGCGGCATGGGACTACCTTGACGAAGCTTGGTACAACATCCAGTTTGCTGTTCGTCTTAAAAAGGCTGATGGCAGGACGCAGATCCTTGCCACGACCACCCCGCGTCCCAAAGACCTGATCGTAGAGCTTGTAGGGCGCGAAGGAGACGACGTAGCCCTAACGACCGCATCTACCTACGTCAACCTAGCTAACCTTGCTCCAAGCTTCCAGAAGCAGATCCTGTCCTATGAGGGAACCAAGATTGGCAGGCAGGAGATCCATGCTGAGCTGATCGACCCAGAAGAGTCAGGGATCGTCAAGCGGGAGATGTTTAAGCTGTGGGCACCAAACAAAGAGTTCCCTAAATTCGAGTACATCATCCAAAGCTACGACTGCGCAACCTCAGAGAAGACGATCAACGACCCAACCGCGGCTATCACGTTCGGTGTGTTCAAGCCATTGGATGGCCCCATGTCCGCGATGGTGATCGACTGCTGGCAGGACAGGCTCCAGTACCCAGACCTACGCCCCAAGGTGATCGAAGAGTACGACGTAGTCTACGGTGAGGGCAAGGAGAAGAAGCGCGTAGACCTGATCCTCGTGGAAGACAAGTCCGCAGGCATAAGTCTTATACAAGACTTACAGCGTGCGCACATGCCTGTTCGGGCGTATAACCCCGGTCGCGCTGACAAGCTCCAACGCCTGAACATCGTCTCCAACATCATTGCCGCTGGGCGCGTATGGATACCTGAGAGCAGTGTCAGGAAGGGCTACGTCAAGGACTGGGCTGAGGGCTTCGTGTCCCAGATCTGCTCCTTCCCTGACTCGACGCATGACGACTTTGTGGACGCCTGCACCCAAGGGCTACGGTTCCTGCGTGATGCTGGCTGGCTGGACATTGACGGAGCACCAAGGGACGACTACGACATGGACGACTACATTGACAGCGGCATGGCTAAGAAGCGTGAGAACCCGTACTCAGCATGAAAGTCGGCGTCATCATCCCTACGTACAAGAGACCTGACCTACTGCGTCAGGCGGTGCTTCAATGGATCGTCCAGTCCGTTAAGCCTGACGTCCTGTGCATCAACCAGAACGGAAGCGACGAGAGCTACGAGTGGGTGATTGAGGATCTCAAACCCTTGATCGAGATCAAGTGGCTCCATGTTCCAACGGATCTTAAGCAACACTACTGGTATCTCTTGCCCTTGACGACGCTACTGTGTGAAGGGTGTGATGTGTTCTTTTGGGGAGACCATGACGACATCTACTATCGAGACCACGTGGAGAAAGCGCTTGAGGAGCTAAAAGACGCTGACTCAACGGTGTCAGATACTTGTGGGATCTTGTACGTCAAGGATAAACAGTACAAGTACCAGCCGCCTGAGAAGTTCCTGTACCACGCCCCCGGCGGTATGACCAGCACCTCCGCCTTCAACAGAACGGTAGCCTTAGACCTCATGAACGGCTTGCTCAACGACGATCAGTACTATTACTCGGACTGTGTGCTTCGAGACACCATGGTCAAGTACAAGAAGAAGCTGTCAAGCAACAACACTGCGGTGTACGTCTCGCACAAAGGGTCGCACACCTCGGGGCACTGGCCTGACGTTGTCTTCACCGCCCCTGAGCCTGAAGGCATTCAACTACCTGAAGAAGCATGATGGACGAACAGCGACACCCAAGGTATCATTGGGACAACAGCAACTCAGCGGGATAAGCCATGGCTGACGAAAACACACCAGCGTTCTACCCACGAGTTGGGAACATCAGGTCTAAGAACTTTAGGTCAGCCCAGCCTGCTCCGTTCGTCAACGATCCTAGAGCAATGGATCTGCCTCAGTACGGCGACGTCAACCTAAGCGTTCCTACCAAGGCTAACCTTGAGATGGGTAGACGCATGGCTCAGCGTGATGCTGACCTTAAGCGCCAGCAAGAAGCTGACACATCCCCACTTGAGAAAGCGGCTGGCGCGTTGCAGACGGTTAGGCTCATGGGTTCAGCCCTGACGCAAGCCATCAACTCATTGCCTACCCGCATAGCTAAGGGTGATGCCGCGGCTGAGCAGTTCATGCAAGAGCGCATGTACAAGCCTGAACAACCTCTGGCGTATGAGTACGCAGGTGACGTAGGTAACTTCCTTGATCGCCTTGAGACTGAGTACAAGATCCCACCAGTGTTGCCTGAAGCCATGGCTTTACAGTACCTGACAAACCCAGCCATGTCCCAAGCCATGGGAACAGCAGGCAGGGGAGCGCAGGCTCTTGAGAGACGCCTAGACCCTATGGTGACCCAAGCCCTTGAGGGTGGTGGTCTACAGCGTGACCTGCTATTAGGCATGGGTACACAGGCGAATGTGGTCAAGCCCAAGGGCGGCGTCAACATCTCCAGCAACCCAGACACCATGATGATAGAGTTGGCTAACAAAGAGCCTATGAAAGCCTCTGAGGCGCTGGGCAAGATTGAAGGACGCCCACTGAAAATAACGCAGGCTGATCGTACAAAGGTTGGTGGTGGCTACTTGGGAGGCCCCGGCTTCTCAGGATTACAACTTACCGAACCAGAGTACCGTGCGGCAGAAGCGGCATGGGCAGTGCAGAACGCAGGCACGGCTAAGACCATCCTTGGTGGCGGTAAGAAGGGCGACAACCCAGTCTACGCCGCGATGATCGGTACGCCTACCCAACACCAATCAAACCAGATGGTGTTTGACAAGCTGTACGGTGACTTCAAGAAAGCCGCCAAGCGTGGTGAGTTAACGCCTGAACTGAGAGACCTGATCAACAAGCGCTTAGCCGCATCTGTTGACAACAAAGGAAACCCTGTGTTCCCTGCCGATGTTGACATCATGGACAAAAAGTTTAGAGACATAGCTGACACGTTCAGTCGTCGCTCAATTGCTGGACATTTGATGGGCGGCGTACAGGTGGGCGGTAAGAAGGGTCAGATCATTGACTATGACAAGATCATCCGCAACACGACCGACCCAGCCTTGATAGATCAACCCACTGGTGCATTAGGTAACCGCTTGTTTACACTCAGCGGCGGGATTGTTGATCGCCCTGACTTACACCCAGCGTTCCCGACCGTCCTGCAAGGTGAGGATTTAGGTCTGACGTTTAGCCCAGTGGAGCGTAACCTTGTCATGAAGGACTTTGTTGATAAGACCATGCGCGAGAAGGGCAGGATGCCCGGCTACATGGACTACACCCGCGGCAACCCACCTACTCAGTTGATCACCGAAGACATCCTCACCGAGTTGCAAAAGCTTGGACTTAAGAAGGGCGGAGCTGTCAAGCAACCAGCCGCTTACATCGATGGCAATGAGTTCGTAGAAGCCGCTCAGAAGTACGGCATCAAAGACAGCATGAGCAACCTGAACATGATTGTGAACCTTGTCAACAAGGGCTTGTCAGTGGATGATGCGGCACGTCAAGTATCTGACAGTGGTATGCACAAAGCCGAAGGTGGCTCAGTATCTGGTGACGACCTAATCCTTGAAGAGAGACCACTATGAGCCTGATTGGAGCACTTAAAGCCGCCAAGAAGACTGCCCCCTTTTACTCCGCCGTGGATGAGGCACTGGCTAACCTAAAGCGACCAAAAGGTACGGGCATAGAGTTCTTGACCGAGGTGCTCAAACAGCCCGGCGTCAAGAAGGCGGAGATCGCTGACCGTAAGCTTGAGCAGGCATTCAAAGCCAAGGGCAAGATGACCAAGGAAGAGGCTCAGCAAGTCTTAGCTGACAACCCTCCACCTCAGCTCAGAGAGAAAGTGTACGACGATTCAACCGCGATTGATGAAAACGACCTTCGAGAGATGGTATCTCAAGAGATGTTCGGGAAACCATACAGCCAGATCAACTTTGGTAGTGCCCAGCATCGCAAGATCTCGGATGAGGTCTATAAGCGCATGGACGCTGATAACGGTACGACTCATGGTGTGTACAGATTGCCAGACGGTGAGAACTACCGTGAGATCTTGCTTAAGTTGCCGTCGGAAAGACCGTATGCTGGCAACTACTCAGACCCAGCCAAGTACGATGCTGACCTAAGAGCATACAACGCCAGCGGGAAGTCTGATTATCAATCAAGCCATTTTAAGGATGATGCCAACGTCTTAGCTCACATGCGCGTTCAAGACCGCAAAGGCCCTAACGGCGAAAAGATTCTGCACGTTGAAGAGATCCAGTCTGATTGGCATCAAGCTGGGCGCAAAAAGGGTTACGGGCCTAAGCTTGAAGAGCAATACAGAGCTTATTACACAACGCCAGACGGACAACAAGTTGATATAGGCTTTGGCAAAACACCAAAGGAAGTTGAGCGAATGACTCAAGCGGCTGGATGGGACACAATGCCTATAAAAATTGAAACAGAAAAAACTGTTAGACAAATAGGACAAGGCGTACCCGACGCCCCATTCAAAAAGAACTGGCACGAGCTGGCTATGAAGCGCCTGTTGAACTATGCCGCTGACAATGGGTACGACAGCATTGCGATTACGCCCGGGGCGGAGCAGGCTAAGCGGTATGACCTGAGCAAGCATGTGGATGCGGTCATTTGGGAGAGAGATCTTGATGGAAGAATTACATTTACTCCAGAAAAAGACGGCATGGCATTGACCGGGCCAAGAACGGTTGGTCAAGGAGAGTTGGCTGACCATCTTGGAAAAGAGGTGGCCGAAAAAATACTGCGTGACGAAGAAACCAGCGGTGCTTTGGGGGGGGTTGATCTTCAAGTCGGTGGCGAAGGCATGAAGGGCTTCTATGACAAGATGCTACCTGACTACTTGAACAACTTTGGCAAGCAATACGGAGCACAAGTTCAGTCAACAACTTTTGATGTACCCGTGCCATCTATTGATCCTAGAACAAAGATAACAACAACGTACCCCATCCACAACTTCCCCATCACACCAGAGATGCGTGAGTCCATCAAGCAGAAGGGCTTACCCCTGTACCAACAGGTTGGCATCCCTACTGCTGGCGCGGCTTCTCAAATGCTTGAGCCTGAAGAGGAGGCTGGCTTAGCTGGTGGTGGATCTGTCGCTAAGCTGGCGGCACTGGCTAAGCTCAAGAAGATGAGAGAAGAGATGGCTCCTCGTGCCGCGGTCGTCAAAGACTTAATGGCAAAAGACAGCGGAAGCTATCTGCGTGACGTAACACCTGACGTGCTGACCAAGGACTACATTGAACAAGAAATTCAACGTATGGCGGCTCGTGCAGAAGCATCTAAACCTGAAGTTAAAGAAGCAAAAGGCGGCGAGGTTAGAATGACCAAGAACCGCGACGCAATGTTCATGGAACTGAGCAACAAAAAGCTCAAAAGGAAATAAGCTATGGCGACACAATTCCCACAAGATCCTAACGCTGGTCGTTTTATCGATGGGTTAAGGGATCAGCAGGTCGAGGACGACGAAGGCATGGAGTTTGAAATGCCTGAAGACGACCAAGAGATCGAAGAACTTCCCGACGGTTCTGCCATTGTGCGTATGCCAACCAAAGGCCCAATGGAGGACGAGGACTTCTACCAGAACTTGGCTGACGTGCTTGATCCCTATGACCTGAACAAGATTTCCCTACGCTACATGGACTTGGTCGAGAACGACAAGAAGTCTCGTGAGGAGCGCGATAAGAAGTACGAAGAGGGACTGCGCCGTACGGGCATGGGGAATGATGCCCCCGGCGGTGCTACCTTCATGGGTGCCAGCAAGGTTGTCCACCCTGTCATGGCTGAAGCCTGCGTAGACTTCGCCTCTCGCGCCATCAAAGAGATGTTCCCACCTGATGGCCCAACCCGCACCAAGATTTTGGGTAAAGTTGACGAGGAAAAGATCGAGAAAGCCGAGCGCAAGCGCGACTACATGAACTGGCAGTTGACGGAGCAGATCGAAGAGTTCCGCGACGAGCAGGAACAGCTCTTGACTCAGCTTCCACTGGGCGGCTCGCAGTACATGAAGATGTGGTACGACGACAAGAAGAAGCGTCCCTGTGCTGAGTTCATGCCTATCGACAACATCCTTCTACCCTTTGCCGCGGCTAACTTCTACAC